TTTGAAAATGTCAACATTTAATGCGAAAGTTTTTTCATGTTTTTTCACATTTAGCAATATGCACATATTAAAGCAATTCTATTTGTGCATATTGTATAGTTATATGTTTCTAATGGGTGTTGGTGCCGGATCCGGCTCTTGATATGCTGTTATGTGTATTTAAAAATAGGCGCACGAATACCGCCGCCTTCTTAGATGTTCTTTTAGGCTGCGATTTTCTTTAATTCATCATTATATAATTTTTCTGCCGATTGATACTCGAATAGGCGGCGCGGGTAATTATTGATCCACTCCGCTATATTATCTATATCGCCTTGCGTTTTATCGTCAAAATTTACGCCTTTTGGAATGTGGCGGCGTACTAATTTGTTTTGGTTCTCGTTGCTGCCACGTTCCCAACTACTATATGGGTGGCAATAATAAACCTTTGTTCTATTCTTTTTATTTCTCTTTGATCTTTCCATTCCTTGCCAATCTGCAAACTCTGATCCATTATCTACCGTTATTGTTTTAAAAATCTTTCTGAACGCTGCCCCTGTTTTCCTCTCTAATCTGTCTAATGCCTTTACGACTGCTGCCGCCGTATGTTCTTTAAGTAAAAAAATAATCTCTTTGCGTGTTTTTCTTTCTGTTAAAACCAATAAGGATTTTTTAGACACTCCCCGCGCGCCTACTACGGTATCCATTTCCCAATGTCCGAAGGTTTCCCTTGTGTCTATTTCTTCCGGTCTATTTTCGATGCTTTCCCCTTTGGTTGCCCTCTTTTGTGTCGTTTTTCTTTTATGTTTCTTTTCCCCCTTGCGCTTTTCCGGCAGGTTTTTTAATGTCAAGTTGTAAAATATGCCCTTATCTATATAACTATATAAAGTTGTTACGCATACTGTAAAATCTATTCCTTCCTCTTTTACTTTTGCCAATGCAGCCGCCGGGCTGTACCCTTCATTTATTATTATTTCTTCGATGCGATCCGCAAATTCTTTTTCGTTTCCTATTTTTAAATCTGCGCCTTTTGCCGATAAAACACCGTTCATGTATTCCTGCGCAATATCCGGGCTATATCTTATTTCTGTTGTCAAATCAGAGTTTAACGCCTCGAATTGTCCGCGTTTTAACTCTCTGTATATTGTGCTTATATGAAAATGCAGTATTTCCGCTATTTCTTTAGGTGTATGCCCGGCTTTCCTCAATACTTCTATTTTTAATCTATCGTTAAATGATATATGTTTAAAACTTCTCATGCGTGCCTCCTTAATGCGCGGCGAAGGGCGGCGGGTATAATCTACCTGCCGCCCTTAAAAGCTGTCTTGTTTCATTTGTCGTTATCAATAAGCGCATTTATATATTCATTCACACTTTGCCCTGCTGCTGCCGCTTTCTTTTTTATTTCCTCTTTCCTGCCTTTGGGTACCGTTAAATTTATTCTATCGTACTTTTCTTTTATATACTCGTTTTGGTAGGATATTTGGTTAAATTCTCCGCTTTTTCCTTTCATCGTTTTTTACCTCTTGAAATTCTTCTATCTTCCTGCTATGATAATAAAAACACTTGGGGGCAGGTGGCAGGAATTGTTTCGGTTTTCTGCCCCCTCGTGCTAACCCTTTGTATCTTCGCCCTACTTATTAAGTAGGGCTTTTACTTTTTCTTTTGCATCTTCTAAACTCTCGCTTTCTTCTAAGATTGCTAAAATCTTTCTTGTTTGGTTTTCCTCTGCCGTCTGTTTTAAAAGTTCTGCTAAATTCATTTCTTCGTTATCCATTTCTTATTGCTCCTTCCTGCTGTTCCCTTGCTACAATTATATTATATAGCATATTGCGTAATATGTCAATACATATTACGCAATATTTTAAAATTTTTATGCTATTTTTTCCGATGCGTCAATTATGGGACACATACTATAAATACCGTATGGATAAATCGCCTCCGCGTTGCGCATATCTGTATATATTTTACAACGTTTGGTTTTTCCGTTTCCTTTATCTATCGTTACGGTTTTCTCTGTGCGCTTAATGATTGTTATTTTAAATATACATTCACTATTGCAAACGGATCTTGTCGCATACGTCCTGCCAACCTCAAATTTTTTATATTCATTTTCTGACTTTTCGTGTGCCTCTCTGATTGCCTCTTTTACTAATTCTGCGTATGTTCTCATATTATCCACCGTTTTAACCTTTCTATGATTGAAATATTGTTTCGCTGCTCGTTGGCGTTGCCCCGGCATTATTCAGCCGGTGCCGGTCGCTGTTGCCGAACTTTACGCCCCGACAACCGGGCGACTGTTGCTATAATCCACATTCTGCCATTACTTTAGCAATGTCTTTTTCTACTCCCTGCTCTATCAATTCTTTTATTCTTCTCTTTATTGTCTGCTTTTTTATTTTCTTCATTGCCTCTATTGCTAACATATTGTTGTATGCCTCATTAAAACCTTTAATTTCTACCATTTTTGTTCCTCCGTTCCTTTGATGATTTAATTATATTGCATATTGCGCAATATGTCAATACATATTACGCAATATTTTAAAATTTATTTTTAGGCACAAAAATAAAGGGGCGCGACTTTCGCCACGCCCCAAAATTACATTTATATTTTTACTGTTCCAACTCTTTAATCTCTGCGCTTAATCCCGCATCTTTAACAGCTTTTAACAGCTTTTCCGCGGCTGCCTTTGTTGGTTCTGTTGCATAAAACGCTTTATACACGTTTCCTTCAATAATGAGTACCGGCATGATGCCCTTTGTTTTTGCCTCTGCCGCCTCTCCTGCTGCCTCTCTGCGCTTTGTAAATGCTTTAGAGGTAACTTTATACGCCTTTGCTTTTTTAATCGGTTCCTGCGCCTCTGTGGTGTTGTTCTCTGCCATGTTTGCCTCCTTATCTCAACATTTCGTTGACCTTTGCCTGCACTTCGGCATAATTATAGCCCGCTGCCTCTAAACGCTGCTTTCTCTCTGATCCATTTCCCCATTTACCGGAAATTACCTCTTTTGCGATTTCCGCAACATTCTTTTTGTTTGGCTCCGATTTTCCCATAATATTATTTACCGCTGCCTGCACTTCGGCATAGTTGTAACCTTCAGCCTCTAAACGCTGCTTTCTCTCTGATCCGTTACCCCACTTACCGGCTACAATTTCCTGCGCAATTTCCGCAATACTCTTTTTGTTGTCTGCCTTGTTTTCTGTCTTATTTCCGGCGTGCTCGTTTACGATCGCCTGCACTTCGGCATAATTATAGCCCGCTGCCTCTAACTTTTCTTTTCTTTCTGTGCCATTGCCCCACGCTCCGGTGATCACTTCCTGCGCGATTTCCGCAACGCTCTTTTTGCCCGGCTGTGCTGTGATGTTATCATACTGTGTTAAATTGTATGTGCTTACCAAATTAAGCAGGTTTTTAACATACTGTGAACTTGTTGCGTAACCGTCCGCTTTGATGTTCTCAATATATGTTTTCGGATCTGTAACGCCTTTTAAATTCGCGTAACGGCTCGCGCTGATAAAATCAAAATAGCCCTTTACGCCTTCCTCTAAGCTGTCGTAAACTCTGAAATTGTCTTTAATCTGCGTTAATACGCCTACTTCGTATTCCTCGCACGTTGACATATTAACAGACTTTCCCTTCCATGCGCTGCCGCACTTCATACCAAAATAATTATGATACTTTGCTGCAAGTGTTGACTTTCCCCACCCGCTTTCGTTAATTGCCTGTGCAATAATTGGACTAATTACGGCGATGCCATAATTTGCGGCGTGCTTTCTCGCTGCTGCTGCAATGTTCTCAATAAATGTTTTCTGTTCTGTTGTCATGGTTATTTTTCCTCCTTGTTTGGTGTATATTTTTTCAGATTGCAACGCTCGCTTAATTCGCAAGTATCGCAATTCTGATTTTTACATACAAGATCGTTGATCTTGTCGCCTAACTGTTTGTCCGCAACCTTCAATGTCTTGATAAGCCACACCGGCACCTTCTCCGGCATAATCACATAAAGGTTTTCTAAAATGCTCGTAAATTCATTTATCAGCATTACGGCGGTAACGTACCAACCGATCAACATTGCAAAATCTAAGTTAATGCCGATGCTGCCGCCCATTTCGCGGATCCCCCACCCGATTAAAAAGGCGGTTCCAATCATAACGAAATACATTAACTTTTTAATGATCCCCTGCAATCCGGTTTTAGAGTTCCAATCTTTTAAAAAATACTTTGCTTTAATCCACCCAGTTAAATAGTCAAGTGCTACCGCCGCCATGAACAAAATTAAAATAACTGGGATTTTTCCAAACGCCGCCGCAATCGCTGTAAAAATTGCTGATACGCTCAACCCTGCCGCGCTTGGTGTCTGTGTTGCTGCTGCCTTTGCAGCAATAAAAAATTCTTTCATCGTGTGCCTCCTTCTTTTGCGCAAAAAAATAAAGCCTTATCGGCTTTCTCTTGCTTTGGCTCGTGCTGCATCTGTGCAATGCAGTACAAAACCGTTGATAATGTTTTCTCTTAATCCCTCATTTGTGCAATGTTTTATCAAACCGAAATAGCTTTGCATGGTTGCGTTGACTTCCTGCAAAGTCATTTCGCCGCGCTCGTATGCTTTTACAATGTACTTTATGCGGGATCTCATTCTTTTTACTGTTGCGGATCTTAACCTTATTTCGTCTTTATTTATCATATAACCCACAAAATCAACATTGCAGGTTGTTGGTCTTATGACGGTTTTGTTATTTAGGTTTAATTTCAGATTTTTAAGCAGGAAAGTTTCGACTTTCTCCAATACCTGCCATAGTTTCTCCTTGCTGTCGTGTAAAATAATACAATCGTCTGCGTACCGTATCACATATTTTAAATGTAATTCATGCTTTAGGTACTGATCTAACTCGTTCATATAGATATTTGCAAACATCTGACTTGTTAAATTACCGATCGGCATACCTTTATCGAAAAGCATTTCGCGCGGATCTATCTCGCAAGGATCTACGCCCAACGGCAACCCGAAGGCTCTTTTCTCTGAATTGATGATTTTATCAAACAATTTTATTAAACGCTCGTCTTTTATGCGCCGTTTCAAAATATTTAATAAAACCTCGTGATCCACCCGGTAAAAGAATTTTGAAATGTCAAGTTTCAAGTAATAATATTGTTTTGGCTTTCTTTCTGTCTGCCTTAACCAATATTGCAGCCGGGCGGCTGCTTTTTCTCTGCCTCTTTCTTTGATGCAAGCGTAACTATCTTTTATATAGGTTTTCTCATATAGCGGATTGAGTAACCTATAAACCGCCCATTGTAAAACGCGGTCCCGGAATTGTAACGCCATAATAAGCCGTTTCTTTGGCACATGAATATAAATAATTCTGTACCCGCTTACTTTGTAGCGTTCCTCCTGCAGGTCGTTGTATAAATCGTTTAAATGCGCGTCAAGTTCTAAAGAAAACCGCATTATTTCGTTGCGCTCGCTTTTCCCTTTTCGTGCATCTAAATAGGCGGCATAGATGTTACTATAACTTGCGACCTGTTCATACGTTACGTTAAATTTTTTCATTATGACCTTAATTTCTCCATGCGTTACGCCCTTCGCTTGCGTTACTAACCGTATTCATGGAAATTTTTGTTTTGCTCATATTGCTATAAGCAGGGTAATATGCCCCTTTTCTTCTCTCTGTACGGTACGCCGCCCGCGTGTTGCGGCGTATGCTGACTAATTGAGAAAAGCGGAAAACAGCCCCACATTCACATTGGAGATAGAACGCGGGTTGTTGAAATTGCCGTTAGCCTCCCCGGCGTTACCGCCATTACCATAATTACCGCCACGAATAAGCAACCGTTACGGCATACTACCCATAGTTGATTTATTATTTTAGCTTATTAAGCCAACTACCTAAAATTTTACCCATTTCCTCCAATTTCTCGCACCACCTGCGTTGATCGTCAAGCGGTATCAGAACGCCCCTTATATTCATCTTTGGATCTACGGCAATCATTAAAAGCTGCCTTAGATTATAGATTTTTGCATCAACCTGCGTTAATGCCGTTTTCTTATGTTCTTTCTTGGCTGCATCTGATAAACCTTCTAATATTTCATACATTGACTTTTCAATCTGTGCACCGATCGCGTTTCCTATACGCTGATTTCTCGGAAATTGTTTGTTATATAGGCAATCGTGACCGTATGCGATCATTTCTCTTGTTTTCTTCATAATTAAAAGATCGTCTTTGGGTTCGGGTGGTTTTGCTGTCGCTCTGAAATTTCTTTGCATTTTGTTTTATGTCCTCGTCATTTTCAGAAATAGGGCGTATGCTGCCGCATACACCCGCAGGAATTACGCATAAAGCGCAGGATCCACATAAGCGGAAAACAGCCCCACATTCAC